TTTATTCGTGCTACTTCTTTTGCGTGGATGGCTAGTAATAAAACACAGTTTCCAACAGGTTCTTATTTGTTGTCTACTAATTTAACTGTAGCCATACCCACGCCAACCCCATCACCGACAGTGACAGAGCCGACACCAGAGCCAAGCCCTTCGCCAACTGAAACTGTGACACCTAGTCCAACCCCAACTCAGACTTCATCTTCGCCAACTCCTGAGCCAACGCCTGAGCCTTCTTCTCCTTCTCCGTCACCGTCTGATATTCCTGTGCCATCAGAATCTCCAGAGGTTCCAATTGGTCCAGTTCCAGAGCCAGACGAGCCAGACCTTGAACCTTTTGTAGAGTTAGTAGAGCCCTTTGAACTTCCGATTCTAGATGTTCAAGATACTTTAGAAGAAGTTGTTGATTCGTCATTTAACGATTTCCCTTCTTCTTTGGAGAACGACTTACCTTCGTTGGAAGAGACTTTACCCATTGACGAAACTGAATCTCTTTTTGAATTTCTTCCAGAGTTTTCACTAGAAGCATTGCAAGAAACGTTCCAACAAATATCTGAAACCATAACTGCTGCATTTGAATCCGTTCCTGGTGGTGAGCAAGTACTTGCCGCCGCCGAGTTTGTAGGTGAGCAATTTACTGCTGCCGCAGAGTTTGCTACCAATCTTGGTACCGAGTTTACACCTGAAGAGCGCGAACAGGCTCAGCAGGTAATTCTTGGTGCTGTAATCGTAACACAATTAGCATCCCCTAGGAGGATAAAGTAATGAGAATTGCCAAATTTATTTGGAAACACTTGGACGCATGGGCTGGGGAAGCCTTTACTTTGGCTGGGCTTTTGATAGCATGGATTGTGCTCCCACCAGGGGATAGCCGAAACGTTGTAGGAATAGTTTGTGTTGGGGCACTTGCTGTTTGGACTTTGTTTAAGGTTACTTTAGATACGGATGATGATGCCTAAGATTTATGGGCCTTATAAGGGGTCTAAACAGAATAAAGGTAGACCGATTTACGTTGTTAAGACCAAGGGTAAAACAACTTCTGTCAACAAAGCCCGAAAGGACTATGAGGACAGGAACGGTAAACTTCCTAGAGGTACTGATGTTGACCATAAGGACAACAATCATAAGAATGATTCTAAGAGGAATCTTAGAACGTTACCTCATGGTAAGAATACTGCTAAGGAGAATAAACGCAGGGCTAAGAAAAAGAAGTAACGCCTGTTTTTGTTCCTGAACCAAGGAGATAGATGCTAGTTGAAGCATTAACTCTACTTGTCTTAAAGACACCATATAAAGATATGGGTCCTACACCTATTCAATGGCAAACGTTGAGGATGTGTGAGTCAAGTAATAGAACGAATGCTGTCTCTAGAACTGGTAAGTACCGTGGTCTTTATCAGTTTGATTTACCCACTTGGGAATCTGTTGGTGGTAAAGGAGACCCTGCTAAGGCTACAAGGGCTGAGCAACATAAGAGGGCAATGATATTGCACTCTAAACGTGGCTGGAAACCTTGGCCTGAATGTGGCAAAGTTGCTGCAAAAATTGAATAAAGTATTATAAGGAAAAGAGACCGTGTAGCCCCAACTACACGGTCTCTTTTTTTGTTTTATCTAACCCAGTTCTCCACAGGGTTAAGTAAATCTTTGTGAATCATTCTACCGTACTGCATCTGTGTTCCCTTTTCCCAACCTTCTGCTGCTGGTATCCATCCAAGTATTTCTACTTCACGGAACTCTTTAGGTACAGGTATAACACCGAAGATTATTAAACCTTCTTTTTTTAAATCTTTTTCTCTAACTGCTGGACCATCTTGTGTTCTAACTCTACGAACTTCAATGTTAGTACCAACATCTGCTAAATCTTTGTACTTCGCATGGTCTGCGCCTTTCCAAATGCTTGCTGACCAATACTCGTTGATGGCTTTGGCAACCGCAAGTTCACCTATTGCTGCGGCAACTTGTGCTGTTCTGTTATCTTCCATCTTCTTTGGGTCATAGTGTGGTGCATCAGGTTTACCCCAATTGTTTGTATATCTTCTGATACCGATAGTACTTGCGTATTCGTATTCCCATGACTCTAATTTAATTATCATTATTCTCCAAGTAGTCTTCTTCGGGTAAACAGTTCCAACAAAATCCTTCGTATAATCCTTCTTCTTCTTGACAGAGGGTACAAGGGGGGAAAGGTTCTCTATCTAAAGGTGTTGCTGGTGTTACTAACGAACCGCATTGTCTACACTCGGCGTCTTCTAAACCGTATGCCGAAGGCATATATCCAATTTCGTCAAACATTACTGACATACGAAACCAATTACTATTACAATTAGGGCACGTTGGTGTTGGTATGCCACGGTAGTCGTACTTGTTTTTATTCTTGGGCTTGTTCGGCATCTTGACTTTTCTTGTAGTCATTGTCAACGAATGGTCGAGGTCCACCTAGTTCATCTATGAGTGCTTTCATAGCCCTGTCTACACGTTTGCGTGCAGCATCAGCACTTATCTTTAACTCATTACCGACATCTTCTAGAGATGTGGATAAGGAACCAAATCTAAGTCTTAAAACATTTTGATGACGTTCATCAATTGATTCGTATGCTTGGGATATGTCTGCTCTCACAGCCAACCACGTGTTGCCTTCCGAGACAACACTTCTGTTTGGCCTGTAGTTAACATCGTTAACACCTATTGGTATAAAATATGATTCAGTTAAAATGTATGGAAGGAACTCTTCAATAATTGCTGGTTCATAATAGAATAAGTCTTGCACTTCGTAGCCAATAACTTTTGCTTTTTCTTTTGTGCAATACTTTTGTGCAGCGTTACGAAGTGAACGATTGATTAACTTGTTTTTATCTTTCTCGGAATGGTTTGTTTCCCATTCGTTTAACTTGTTGTTGTGGGTTATAAACCAAACCCAAAGTTCTTGCTTGATGTCGTCGGCGTCTAGCATCTGATATCTTTTGCTATATTCGTATGAGATGTGAGTTACTAGACCACCGTAGTTGTCTAAATAGTGTTGCACTATGTCCCTTTATGGGTTTTGATTTTAGTCTTCCTGACTAGGAACTCCATGCCATTTGCCTCGGAGTACCATAAGGGCAATTGCTGAATAGTTTAACAGGTCTATAAAGGAATCTTCTATAGGCTCATTCTTTGGCGTGTCTTTTGTTTCATATATTAGGTGATTAAGTCTGGCTATCTTGTCATGCATTCGTACAAGAAGCCCATTTAAAGCCCCTCCAGGGGCACTAGCAATGTTTTTAGGACCGTAGTCTAGTTGCTTCTTGACTAACAGTTCCCATGCTTCATTGTAGATTGCAATAGATTCAAACTTAAAATTCTCAATATCATAATCCATCCATGAACTCCTTAAGGTCATTATCAAAATCTGCTGTTGATATTAGGGTAACGTATTCTTGCATCCTGTCATTGGCTTCTTTAGTGCTACCTGCCTGCACCCATGAGCCAATGATGTCTAACATTACTAGGGCTTCTTCTTGCTTTCCTTCTTTAACTGTGTAATAAATATCAGCCAACATTCTGAATATTGGTATCGGACCTGTTGTTGAATTAAGTTGTGCTGCTGCTAATGGTTTATCTTCGAACTGTTCGTAAATAGATTCATTAGATTTCCAAGACTGCTTTAATCTTGTCATTAATGTACTGTGCTCCATATTTCTGAAAGACACTGTTTACATCCTCTCCTAGTGGCATCTGCAAGATGCGTGTTGTGTTTACACTTCTTTGTATTCTTTTGCCGAACTCCATGCCAGCATCGTCACCGTCTGCTAAGACAATGACTGTATCGAAATCTTCGAATACTCTTGGATAAAATTTCTTCCAAGACGTCGCACCTGGCGCACCAACCGTCGGGTGCGATGTCGTCGCAGCCATAGTTATTGTATCCATTTCACCCTCACAGATACATACATATTGTTTTGCTTTAAACAATGCTTCAACATTGTATAAAGTTGTTTCCGCCGAAGGTAAACCTAAATACTTAGGTTCCTCTCCGTTTAGTGAGCGGAATCGGATATCAACTACACCACTTCTTGTGATGTATGGAATTGAAAGTCGTCCTTGATATTGTTCATGACTCGGTAGTGGGTCTTCCACGACGCCCAGGTGGAATTGATTTGCTGCCTCCTGAGATAGTCCTCTCTCTGCCAAATAAGGTAACGCTTTTTCTACTGTCGTAGCGTACTGATGTGCTGCCTTGATTAAGAATTGTTTCTGCGATGGTGAGAGCCTCACGAAATGTTACCCCTTCTTGTTGTTGAATAATATTATATGCACTGCCTTTAACGTCGCAAGCAAAACAGATGAACGTGTTGTCGTCAAAGTTTACTAAACCTGAGCGAATTGAATCATCATGAAAACAACAACGCATACTACTTTTACCCCACTGACGTGATGGTACCTTGCCGCCGTAATGTTTTAGTATCGGTCCAATAGGTGGGTTCTCAACACTAGCCATCAATATATCCTGCATCTTTTAACAGATACATATACATCCAGAACGGCATTGAAGCATACCATTCGCCAACATCTGTTGTTCCCTTACGTTTATGAACAACAACACCTGTCTCAGCACTAGCGTTAGTTACTTCTACTTTTAATTCTTCCATCCACTGACCAAGTGTCATAGTCTTATGGTTCTTTACTTCAAGTACCACATCAAATATTCCTGAGATGTCACCTTTATCTAACGCACCTGTTAGTGCACGTCTTTCTGCAGGTATCTTCCATTTATTTTTAAGATAATTTACTACAGCAGTTTCAGCAGATGTTCCTTTTTGCTTTGACTTACTCATCTTCTTCCCACTCTTTGCCATCTAGGGACATACATTGACTGCATAGTATTGCCCAACCATAGGCTACTTGCCCACCGTCCATGCCGCAACGTTCACATCTGACTACAACATAGCCAGAATCGTTCTCATTCTCCAGTGGTAACATCTTTTAACTGCATGCATGCTGGGTCAAATGAAAGCATCGTGAAAGTTCTACCTGTTGAATCTGCTCTACCATATCTATTCTTAACAGCAGCCACACACAGATAATTTCTTTCCCCTACTTCTTGTTGTCCGATAGTAAGAATTAGTGCAGGGATTTGGTTAACCATACCTTGTACAGCAGACCTTGGTTGACAAGGTGTTGCGTCAAAAGATTCCTTTGTATGATGCAAGATAAGTACACAAGCATTCGTGTCGCGTGCTAAATACTTTAACTCTTTCATTGCAGCACGCATACCTGAGAACTCTTCCATACCATCCATTGCAATATCCATAAGGTTATCTACCACTATAAGAGTTGGGCTACATCCCCATACTGTTTCAAATGCTTGAACAGATTCATCAATGTCCGACAAGGTAGGACTAGAATCAAAACTCCATTTAATATTTTCAAACTGTCTTAGTAAAGACTCTGCCTTATCCTTTTCAAACTTTAAAATGTTCTCTGCTTGTGCTTGGCTAACACCTGTTGCCATTGAGTACACACGCATACCCATAGTATGCGCATTAGTATCAGCAGAAATATAAAGTGTTGGTACTTGTGCTTGTACTGCTACTGCTAAAGCAATAGAAGATTTACCAGCACCAGGTGCACCTGCAACAAGATTTAATTCTGCTCTTCTAAAAACTATTTCGTTGGCTTGAAGACTTTTGAAAGCGGCGGGGAGTGGTTCCCCGCCTACTTCCTTCGCTCCGATAGCCCTGTAAAGGGTTCTCATTACTTCGCTTTTGCCATCTTCTCTGGAACATATGAGTTCCAGTCTGGCTCAGTTTTCTTTAGATAAATTGTTTTACATTTATCTGTTGCGCCTTGGGGTGCTGCACAGAAAAATCCTTTGTATACCCCATATTGCCCTTGACCCTGAATTGCTGACATCTTCCCATGTAAGCAATGACGAGTAGGTGCATCACCTGTAGTTGTCATAGACGTTGCACCAAGTGAGGCTATCGCATAATCAATGTTGTTAGTTGGATTAGCCACGACTTGTGCAGGTTTACTTAAACCTACTGCTTCAGCGAACGCTTCTAAAGTCCCGACGAAGGTTTCAGAAGTAACTGCTGATGTAATTAATGTTTCAACTTCTTCTGTAGTATCACCACGGAATAGTGGGATAGTTCCATTAGGTAGTTTGAAACTTACCTGTATTTTTGATTCAGACATTTGGTCTTAGTCCTTATCTGTTTTGTTAAACCATTCGCAATGCTTAGTGTAACCGCATATTGAACAGTGGTTGATGTTTGGAAGAAAGTTACCTTGCTTCCTTTGACGGTCAAACTTATCCGCCAAATCTAATACCCTCTCTTTCGAGAAGAAATCTAATGATACTGGTTCAGTTGGTTCACCTTTACGTGCCATCCAATAAGAACCATACTTAGGTCTAACACCATAGATTAACTCAACACCTACAGCATAGAAACCTAATTGTAAAAATGTGCTTGGGGTTCTGGACCCAGTCTTGACGTCCAGAACCACAAGGTCACCGTTAGGTAATTCCATAACTCTATCAAGTGTCATCTTAATAGAGAAGTTCTTATGTTGTACGTTCATATAAAGTTCTATAGCAGGTTCATTAGTTGGTGTTGTCCACACTTTCCAATCACTTGTTGCTCTCCACTTTTGATATGACTTAAACATTTCAAAACCATTAGTGAACCACCAGTCTTTATCTTCAGGTGATTTTGATTTTGCTTTAGCAGAACGAAAAGGTTGATTCATTCCATCTGCACCTAGGCGTTGAACAAAGTCATCACCTGTTGCAGACCAAGCCTTCTTCCAATATTCGAAAGACTTATCAACGTCCATTTATATTCCACTCATCTTTGTCCCAGTCTTCTGTTGCTTGATGAACAGCAACACCACCGTAGAGCCACCATGCTGGTGTCTCTTTCAATTGTTTAACACGTGATAAGTAATACAACCATCCACAATTCAGATAGTCAGTAAGACTTGAGTAGGAGATATGTTGGGGAACTTCTTCCCCATCAATCGTCACCATATGGGTGTGGCGAGCGCAGGTGAAAGGAGGATATAAAGCCCACGCTCACCACTTGTATAGTCAGCCTCGCCAGAAACTGACTCACATTTTATTTCTTGCTTATTGAAAAACGGATATCCGTTTTCGTTTTGTTTGTTGTACATAGTCCACAAGTGTAGCACGCACCACCGTCTTTTGATATCAACGGAATTTGGCGTGTTTGCTCAGGACATTTAGCACCAGGCTTACCTGTCAACGCTCTGACCTGCAACGATGCCTCTTCAAAAGTGTCAGCCAACCATGCTAACTTGACATCATAGTCTTGGCGTAAACGCTTAGCCTCATCCACATTGTCTTTGTCAGCCGAGAAATATAAACTAAGATTCTTAATCCCAGTTAACATTTCTACTGCATTAGGTACCCTTGTGTACACCCAGAACTGTACGTCTTTGTTATGTTTAATAACTCGTCGCCATGCCTTTGTGTAATCTTCTGAAAAGAAATCACCATCCCAATGTATACGAAATAGTTTCTCAGCATTGTACTTGTCGCAGTCATACTTGAAATCCTGAATCATAAACTGAATCATTTGTTGTAATTCGTTTACAGATTTATTTTGTACAGCATCCCAATTAGCAAGCAACAATTCTCTGGTGCCTTTAAATACCTTTTCTAATTTACCTGCGTAACATATCTTTTCACAGACTGATGTAGCACCTGGACAAGAAAATGATTTGCCAGATGGAAGACCAAAAGTATTTGCTACTAATGGTCTCTTGCCATCTGGCATAGTTATTGTTGCAGTTTTCCTGTCGTTGTTGCGTCTCAGTCTGGGTAGACTAGAAGTCAACCTCAATACTTTCTTCTGAGTATGAGTCATCATTGCCAGCATCTATCTGACTTTCAAGACTGCTAACTGCTGACTCAACTATTTCTCTTGCTTCATCTTCTGATTCAGCCTGAACAGTGAATGAGTAAGTAATAGTTACACGACCTTCGAATTCTTGTTTCAATAGGTCTGCACCTATGTCACCAAGTAACTCGTTGGCTTCATCACGATGAACAGTTACTTCTTCATCTCCACCATCGAACTGGTCTTTGAAGAACTCGTGAACAGTATTACGTAACTTAAATAACTCGTCACGGTAACCTCTGCTGCGAACTTCCTCTGCATCAAGGTCTGACTTCAATGTATCTATTTGTTTCTGTATTGCATCAAACGGTGTAACCGTTGCTGCAATTGTTTCTTCGTCTGACATTTGTATCTCTCCTTTGTTAAGTGTGCCCTTACCCTTGCAGGTAGGGCACACGATGTTCATTACTAATACTTGGGGAATAATTCCCAAGCCTTTACATGCAGGACACCATACTTCTATCATTGCAGAAGCAAGTCCAACGCTCTATCCTTCAACACTTCACCTTCCGCTAACACCACACGTTCAGCACGACGAGTATCACTACCACGTACTGTTGAATAGTAGTCAGAGTATTCGGTAACAGAGTTGAACAAACGCCAAGCATTCTTCTCTAGCATTTGTTGACCTGGAGAATTATGATACAAGTTTTTAATTGTATCTTTCTTATTATCCAGCATTGTAATAACTTTCAACTCATTCTTTTCCAATGGTCGCTTACCCATAGCACCAGCAATATCTGCTGGGATAGGAAACAAATGAGATAAGAAGTTATCAACGTCATGCGGATGCACAACAGTGTTAACTAACTTGTCTGCTTGTTCTTGTAAGAAACCACCATACTGAAACGAGAATTGCATAACATCTCTTGCTTGCGCAATAGACTTATTACTGTTAGCAGTATGTCTGATAGTGTGCTTGTACTGTGATGCACG